ATTTATCAATAATTTTATAAAAAGTTTTTATAAAATTCTACAATGCGTGAGCGTTTTAATATGTATATTATAAATTAATGTCTAAGTCATTTTTTGAAAATTGCTTTTTTCAATTTTTTGTTTAAAATGTCTATCTCATGATTTGAGTTAGACATTCAATAAAATGATTTTTTGAATTTTATTCTCTTATTTATTGTTTAAAATATCAATATATTCTCTTTTATTTTTGGTCTATTTTTTGAAAATGTCTATCTGTCTATGTCTGACCCCATTTTCATATTAGATTATAAATAAAATAAAAAAACGTTTTTGCGTTTTCGTTTTTTTTTTTTTTTTAATACTCTAATATCACTTTTAGATAGACAACATAGACAAGATAGACATTGTAGAAAATAAAAATAAGAAATATAAAAATATTGATAAAAAATACAATAAAATGAAATAAAAGAATATATAAATATTTTTATTGAATGTCTATCTCATGTCTATGTTGTCTATCTCAAAATGAAAATTGAAAAAATCAAAAATTGAATTGATTTTTAAAAAACGAAAAGAAAGAGATGAAATTATTCAAGTTTAAAATAGTTTGATAATTCATCAATATTAAAGAGTGTTACTTTTTTAATAGCATTAATTCTCTTTTTATAAATACCTTTTATATTTAGATTAGCAATTTTAATCAAAAGACTTCTAGAATTACAATCATAATTCAATTTTTCATTTGTTTTGAATTCAACAAATTTATCATAAAGTTCATTAGCATCCATTTCAATTTCAAGACCTTTATTAATAACTTTATTATTTTCAATTTGAATATTTTCCATTGTTACATATTCAATAAAACGCTCAGGGACAGATTTAGCTAATTCCTCAAGATTTTTATGATAATCAGTCTTAGGCAAAGGGATTTTAGCAAAATCTTCTAAACCTGGCATTGACATTAAACAATCATAAAATTCTCTCATATATTCATCATTATCAATAATAGAACGTATTTCATCAAAATATTCAGCTTTTTGTCTTTTATCTTCTTCATCATTTTGGTCTGGAATTAATTCATCAGAACATCTAATAATGACATCTCTTCTAGAATTCTTACTAATTTTTTTAGGTGTTTCTTTGTTAGTTGTAAAAAAGAGCCTATGATAAGATTTCATTTCAAACATATCTTTACCCTTGAATTGAATATTGATTTTATCATCAGTTGTTAATTCTTTTAATCTTTCATCATACTTTTCTAATTCTTTCACTCCTACTTCATTAAGATTAACAAAAAAAGCATCTTGCATTAATCCATTGAATTTTCCAAATATATCTTCACTAGGATTTGAAGTTTGAAGAACTTTTTTATTTCCCATCAACTTTTTTAAAATAGCTAACAATGTCCCTTTACCCGCCCCTTCTTGGGATATAAAGATAATATTCACGGTCTTTCTTTCAGGAAATTGAAACATTTGAGCCATCCAACTTAAAAAATAAAAATTAACTTCATCATTTCTATTACATAATATATAAATATGGTCTAAAATCTTTTTTAATGATTTGCTTATTTTTGTTCCATCTGGTGAAATTATAATTTCATCATCTTTTAATTCTCTTGGTTTAACATCTAGAATACGCCAAGGTTTCCAAATATTAAAATGATTATGAGGACAAAGACTTTCTTTTGGATACATTCCCATATCTAAATAAGACCTAATGTTTTCATTTTTATTTAACCATTTATCAATAAATCCTACTTTTTGACCTGTTTTTTTATTAAATCCACATTCCATATGACAATAAGCATCATTAATTGATTTTTTAGAATGGACAATAAATTCACTATCAATGTCTGCTATATATTGACCGGTTTTAATAATCTTACAATGATTTTTCTCAAATTCAGAACTAATTCTTAAAAATGCAGATGTTTCATCTTCTTTAAAAGCTGGAATTTCCCAATCCTCAGGCATTTGAATAACATCTGAATGTTCTTTATAAGTTAGCATAAAATATTCATCAAATTCAAATTTACTTCTAATTTCATTAATAAGATAATCAAGATAATCAAGATTATTATATAAATTACCTTCAACCATTAAACCGTCATAATTGTATGAAACAATATTGATATTGTCTTTTTTCAATAAATCAAAAAGATAAATAACAACATCACATTCAAATTTAAAATACAATCTATTGATAAAAATTCCATATTGATTTCTTTTCTTTTCATCTTCAGTCATAGCATCAACAAATGGCTTTAAATCATAAATTTCATAAAGTTTCTTTTGAATTTGTTTGATTTCTCTATCAAATTCATTATAAAATTCATTTTTGATTTTATGATTACATTTTGATGAATTAATTGAAGCAATAATCATCATTTTATCAAGATTATTTGTTTCTAAAATGGTCTGTCTATCTTTTACATACATATCAAGATAAGGGCACATAATATCATACTTTTTACAAAGCCATCTTATAATAGTAGGCTGACAATTTTTAATATCAATATCAGTTGTATTTTTACCAAGAAATCCGCGGATTTCATTAGGCAAAAACTGAAAACTCATGGTATTCTTAGAAAAGAAACGACCACATTTATTTAAAAAATAAGATTGTTTCATTTTATAACCATTCTTTACAATACTTTCACAATAATTAAAGATTTTCATATAATAGTTCTTTTTCTCTTTAAGACTATAATCTTTAATCAATAAGCCCTTATCATCTGTATCATTTCCACGGTCAATTGATGATTTATAGTGGTCAAAAGAATACTCTTTGATGATGTAATTAACATTTTTTTCAATTCCCTCAAAATTCTCAACAAGTTCAAAACTGTTCATTTCTTATACTATCTGCAAATATTTTTATTTTCTAATTTATACTTATAAATATAAAATTGTTTTTAAATTGAAAAATTTAAAAAACATTTTTAAAAGATTTTCTTAATAAATTCCTGCATGATGAATATAGCAATTGTCACCATTATGAGAATAATAATGAACAACATCCAAACAATCCACGGACTTTTTCTCAACTTGTTTTTTTTTATCAAAATAAATCAAATGTTCAATTTTAAAATCATTTTCAATATTTGTTATAGAAAGACAATATAATCGTCTATTTCTAGGCTGTTTTATAACTTCAACATTAAAATTATGACGAAATAAAAAATCTGATAAAGGTTTATTAGTCCAAGCAAAACAAATCCTTTGAATACATCTTTTAACAAATTGAAATTTAACATCTTCATTTTTAGAAATTATGCGAGCAATAGGGTCAATTTTCTTTTCAACAAGCATAATTGCATATTTATTATAAAATCCTTCTTTGATAATTTCATTGAAGATATTGTGATAAGTATTATCAAATTCATAAATCATTTGAATAAGTTCGCGGGGTAAAATGTCATACATTTCTATATATCTCTTAAGTTAGATAATTATTTTATATTTTTATAAGTATAAATATAAAATTGTTTTTAAATCAAAAAATGAATTTTTCTTAACATTTTAAACATTTTGCTCATCTCCTGAAATTTCACAATCTGTCAAATCCTCTCCACATACTGATAAATTATCAATATCAATATTCTTATTAAATTGTTCATTGTTTGGGATTTCTTCAATTTCTAAAATTGTAACTTTCTTTTCTTTACGTTTTGATTTTCCATATGCTGATTGTCTTTTTAAGTATTTCTCATATTTCTCTGGGTCATTTGCTTTCATGTTTTGATAATATTCCGCACATTTAGCATGCATTTTTTCTTTGTTCTTTTGTTGATATCTTCTAACAGCCCTTAAATGTTGAATATAGCATCTTTCGGCTGGAGTTAAAGCCTTAAATTGTTCTTCTGTTAAATCATCGCCTAACATCTTTATAATATATATATATATAAATTTATAGCTTTAAATAAACTAATTTAAAAATGAATTTAAGCAAAATAAAAACGTTGTTGCTGAGGTACAGGCTCAACCTGTTTAATTACCTTGGTTTTTCTGTTTTGTTGGGTCTTTGTTTGTCTAGTCTGAGGAGTATAATCAACATAACCGCCGGTGTCATCTTCTAAATCCTCTAAATCTACGGTGTCATCTTCATCATCAGATTGTTCTAAAATGATTTTCTTAATAATTTTCTTTTTAGGCTTAGGCTTGGGCTTTTTCTTATTAATTATATGGTACACTTCCTCGACGCTTTCATCATCATCATCTTCAACCTCAGGCTCAGGCTCGGGCTCTTTCTTTAAAATCTTTTCTTTCTTAGGTTTAGGATTTACCGGGACGGGTACCTTGCCATTCATTTCATCCTTGACCTTTTTTAAAACTTCTTTCTTTAAAGCCTCCCCTGTTTGCTCTTCTGTTTGTTTCTTCTCTTGAAGTTTTTTCTCGCGAGCTTCCCGGCCTTTTTGTAAGTTTTCAATCTGTTTCTGGCTTAACTGCTTTTTTGGTTTGGTTAGAGGTTCATCAACTTCTGACATCTTATATTGTTATACTTAGACAATTTTTTTCTTAATTAAATGTATATCTGAAATGACAATTTTAGAAATTGCAGAAGAAGAAAATAAAGAAATAGCAAAACAGAAACCGATTAAAGAAAAAATGAATATATATCTTGATGATATTCCCGAAGGTATATCAAGAAAAAATGGTATGATATATTGTATAACTGGCTCGGGTGGTTCTGGTAAATCTTCATTATTTCTTAGTCAATTTCGCAAGAACGGCGCATATCATCGTAAATTTGACCATTTATATTATTTCTGTCCCATGGTAAGTTTTGAGAGTGTTCAAAATCATCCATTTAAGAAACATGATAAAGTGTATCATGAATTTAATGCTGAAGCTTTAGAAGAATTATATGATGAATTAAAGAAAAGAAAAGAAGAAACAGAAGATGACCAAGAGTATTCAATGGTAATCATTGATGATTTTGCTAGCTCATTAAAAGATAAAGACATATTAAAAATTCTTAATCAAATGTTTTTAAAAGCCAGACATTTAAATTGTTCTTTTGTTCTTTTGGTTCAGGTCTGGAATTATATCCCATTAATCTTAAGAAAACAAGTCACATATGCTACAATCTTTAAACCTCGAAGCGGTGAAGAATTTGAAAGTATAAGAAAAGAACTTTTACAAATGAAACAAGAGGATGCAGAGAAAGTATTTGATTATTGTTTTAATGAACCTTATCAACATTTAGATATTGACGCATTTGAAGGAAAACTTTATAAGAATTTCAATTTATTAAAAATAAAAAAGAAATAAGATTTTTTTTAATGTAATAATATATAACGAGAATGAGCAGAGAAAATGCGATGACTGATAGTATTCAAATATATTTAAATAGTAGATATGCAACAATAAAACCAGTAAATGACACTGGATATTGTATTTTTTATTTACCACAAATTACAATTCCAGATGGCCATTATATTTTTATGTCCCTACAAAATGCCATCATCCCATATTCATTTTATTCAATAAATCCATCAAATAATGTTTTTATAATAGAAAGTAATTCAAACACATACACATGCACTATTGACCCAGGAAATTATAATATTCATCAAATGATTACAGCATTAAGCGAACAATTAGGGGGATTATTTACAATCACATATAATTCTATTAAGAACAAAATCACAATTACAAATTCAACATATGAATTTACAGTTTTAAAGGATGGAACTCTAAATCATGGTTTAGGATTTCCATCATCAGTTGATAGCATTTCAGTTTCAAGAACTCTCACCAGTGAGCATTGCGTGAATTTAAATTTAATTAGGTCAATAAACATCGATATCTCGATGCCTACCCAGAACATCAATTCAGCAAATCCAAATAATCAATCAATCATCGCATGTATACCTGTTGCAGTTCAACCATTCGGTATGATAAATTATGATAATCCAAATAATTTTAAAATAAATATGTATATGAACAAGATTGATATGATAAAAATAAAATTATTGGATAATCAAAATAACTTGTTGGATATGAACCAGGTTAATTGGCAGATGACATTTCAAATAGATATCGTTGAATTTACTTAAGAAAAATTGGCTATTTTTGCACAAAAAAAATATTGTTAAAGAATATAAATGATTGGATATAAGAAACCCTTAAAATCTGATATGTTAGGATATAAGAGACCTTTAGGCAAAAATATGATGGGACATAAAATGCCCTTAGAGGATATTGAGAAAGTTAATGTTGTAACTAAGAAACTCGAAGAGAATAAGAAAAGTGGAGGTCTTGAAAGAGCCAGACGTAATGTTGGAGCTACTTTGGGACAAATTAATGCTTAAGAATTTTTTTAATATTAAATAAAAATGTGTTTTTTAACAGATTTTTTTTCTAACTAAAGAACATAAAACATGATACCTAATAATTTAAAGTATTCAGGTGGAAAAGTAGAAAGTGCAAGCGCTAGACGCTTCAGAACCAATATTGCTCCCCAGGGTGGCCTTTCGGGTTATGGTGCTGGTTCTACTATCACTATCAATATTCCTACTCGTAATAACACTCTTATGATACCTTCCGAAAGTCTTTTAAAATTTAGTTTTGATGCAACTGCTGCTGCAACTGTAAATGGCGCATGTCTTGATAGTTGTGGAGCTCATGGCTTTATTCAGAGATTAAGACTTTTTCATGGTTCAAATCTTCTTGAAGATATTGATAATTATTCAGGTTTAGCCAAGGTACTTATGGACTTTTCTGCTCCTCTTGATACCGTACAGGGTCGTTATTCAGTATCTGTTGGTACTACAAATGAATATATTGGAGTTTCAAATGCAACAAATACTGATGTTGGAAGTAATATTGCCACACAGGGTATAAGTGTAAGACCTACAAATAGAGGAAAAAATTTATTACCTAGAACTGCTGCAACCACTGCACCCAGTATTGCAAGTGGTTCATCTATTGTTTCTTTACTTCCTGCAGGTGAAAATACTTTTTCAATTAATCTTATTTCTATTGTAGGCGCTTTGTGTGGTTCAAAATATTTTCCATTATTCAATGCCACATCATCCCCACTCAGATTAGAAATTGTTTTGCAGCCTTCCATTGTTAATGCTTTAATGATAAGAACAGATACTGCACCCAGTAATTATTCAATTAATAATGTTGAATTTATTGCTGAATTCCTTGAGGTTCCTGATGCTGTTATTGCTTCTATTAATGCCAATTCTTCATCTCCTATGCAGTTTGTTGTTCCTGAATATAGAAATTTCCAATCTACCGCAACATTATCTGAAACTTCAACAACAACTTTAAGTGTCCCCGTTCCTGCTAAATATAGCTCTCTTAAATCTATTGTTGCCCAAACCAAATTATCAAATGGTGCTATTGATAGATATCCTACTGCTTCTCAAAATTTCTTGCTTAGTCAATATACTTGGAGAATTGGTGCCGAGGTTCTTCCCTCTAATCCTGTCAATAATGTTGCTGATTATTTTAATGAAGCTCTTAAATGTTTTGGTTCCATTGCTGATATGAATTTACAGCCTGCTATTGATATTAATTCATATAATATTTCAACTGCAGGTTCTAATAATACTGTTGCAAATTATGCTGGAAGTCTTAATTTAAATTCTGGTTCTTTCCTTGTTGGTATTGATTGCGAGACTTATCAGAATACCGATAAGAGTGCCATTTATGCCGGAACTAATACCAATAACTCTGATATTTTCTTTCAACCTACTTTTAGTGCTCAAGGTGCTGGAAATCCTACAACTTGCTATCTTAACTTTTATGCTTGTTTTGACAATGTTCTTGTCTTTGAGAATGGCGTCGTATATTCTAGATATTAAACAAAATTATTAAGAAATAGCATATAAAATCTTTTAGAATTTTTATATTATATTAAAGTATAATATGAATAAAGAATGCGCAAGATTAGCATTATGGCAAGGAGCTTTAACAACAACACCATCCAGAATTGGAGTTAGAGATGCTGGAAATACTACATTCACGTGGTATGTCAATATGGAACAAACATTGGGTGAAACACTTTGGAATAATTACAAGGCTTATTCTGTTAATGTTTGTCAATTTTCACGTATTAATAATCTTTCTTATTCTTATCTTTCAGGTATTAATATAATTCAAACGTCACAAATGGGACAACATCAAGGTGATAAAGCTTTAATATCTGCTGTTGCTCAACCATATGCTACATCTGGTGATAGTGTTGTTGATTGTTATTCTGGATTATCTAATTTTATAATGATTAAACCAGACAACAATATTATTAATCTTACATATACATTTTCACCATATCCAGGATATCCAACAACAACATCATCTTATGGTGCTTTTTTCTTCACATTCTATGGTCTTAAAGAATATAATCCAATTTATAAAAATCCAGTAAATCGATTTTATCAATGCGAACATGTTAATTTTTCAGTTTCAACAAATTTATTACAAGCTGGCTCAACAAATGAATATGGAACAATGGCATCAAATTTTTCATCATTTTCATTTACAAATCTTAATATGAGAAATATCATTGGTAAAATGTGGGATAAATATGATAAATTCAATATAGTTCTTCAAAGTGTTGGCATGGGTCAGCCTTCAACTGGTACAATGTCAGGAGACCAAAGACAAACATATATTTTTATTGAAGGATTACAATTTATTAATAATATGACAATGGGATTTAATAATTCAATATTTAATGGTAGATATGGAATATTTGGAGTTATGCAAATAGAAAGTGGTTCAACTCAAATTGCTTCTGGAAATGTTCAAGACGACCAATGTGCAGTAAATACATTTAGAAAGCCAGAAACTGAAAATATAACATTAACATTTTCTATTGGAAATGTATCAGTATATCCAGCAACTACATCATTAACTTATGGAAATTGGAATTTATCATTTTCAATATTTGGTGTAAATGATGAATAATAGATTTTTTTATATAAATTTTTTATATTATTATTATAATATAAGATGATAAGCGAAAGCGCATATTTGGAGTTAGACACTTTTTCATTAGCGGGTACATCTGACATGAATTCATCAAGAACTGAATTTACATTTAGAAATATTGATTTAAGAAATGTTATGGGTGCTATGTGGGATAAATATGATAAATTTAGTTTAAAAGTACAATCAAGATATTCTTTATCACCTGCTGTTAATAGTGGAGGCTCACAATTTAATATTATTCAAACTCAAATGAAAGGTTTAAGCTGGATTAATTGTTTTAATGAGATATCAGCACCAGGAAACCAATATATACCGATTTTAACAGCAAATGTTACGAATTCAGCAGTTGCAATATTACCAATAAATGCTGGATATGCTTTTAATTTTAGAAAATCATCCCCAATTGTTGATTTAAGTTTTATTATTACAATTTCACAAAATACTTCTCTTGTTCCTGCATCAACAAATCCCGCAATTATAACATATGGATTTTCTTCATATACTTTTTTGATAGAACCAGCAGAAAACAATCAAAATGAAATGGGATTTATGGCACTATATACAAATCCAGCATTAACAAATTATAAGGTGATTTCTCAAAATGAAAAAGTATATGAATATTTTGGTTTTGACATGCGAAATGTTTGCACTGAATTTTGGCATAAATATGAAGATTATGAGATTGTTTTAGCATCTGTTCAACAACAAGGTTATACATGTACAGATGAACAGTCTTTGATGGTTTATCAAATGTCAGGCTTTAATTGGACAAATAATTTATCAAAACAGGCATCTAATTCATATGTAAATCAGAATGCTATTGTTGGATTTTTTAGGTCAGGAGAAACAGGTTCAGACCATCGTTATAATGTTTTTAATGAATATTCTCCAGTTCAATTTAAAAAATCAGGGGATACAATCAATATGAGACTTGAAATAAGAAATTATGATAATTCAGGAATAAATGGACTTACAACATCACCCAATAGACGTTCGGTTTTATCATTTTTTATTAGACCAATTAAAAAGGATTTAAATCCTGAAAAAGCAACATTGACATTAAATAGTAATGGATTAACAACAACAGCAACACAACTTGGAATAAGAAATAGCAACTGGACAGATATAACATTAAATAATATCAATCTAAAATCTGCACTTGGTACAATGTGGGATAAATATGAAAAGTTTAATGTTTTCTTTACTGGTCTATGTTCAACAAGTGTTAATAATACGGCTAATAATCCAATTAACAACTTATTTGTAAATTTGAAATGTGAAGGATTTTCAACAGATACACAATATAATGCTAAAATAACATCTCAAACTTGGAATATTGGTGCTATATGTACATATGATGGAGGTTCTACGCTAAATCCAAGACCTTCAACATATGGAAATTGTAAATCAACAACTTTTTATAAGAACAAAGAAAATGTTGATATAAGATTATATCTTGAAAATTTAAATTCTAGTCAAACAGTATTTTTAGAGGCTTTAAATGGTTGTTTTACATTCACCATTGTAGGAGTTGAATAAATTTATATCTTTTTTGTATAAATTCAATTTTAAAAGAATTTGATTTTATAATTTGTCAATAACCTTATTGATTTCTGATTGTGCCATCTTTCCAAGTTTCTTTCCACTAGTTGCTCCAATATCAGCTAAAAATGGAGTTAATTCTGGATTATCAATAGCTATTGACAAAGCTGTTCCACCGACTGCTCCAATATCTTTTCCGATTGTTGGCAAGGCTTTTGCTGGATATTTAAGGGTTTCTTTTGCCAAAAATTCGCCAGCTTGTCCAGCAGAACGTATGAGCTTTGAACCCCCTGAATATATATCTTCGTACATGTTGAGTGAAGGGCTTCTAACAATTCGCGGATTATTATAACCATTTGATATCATTATAATAATACAATATAAAAAAATTCTATTCTAATTTTAGACTTTCCAATTTTCTTAATTCCATTTCTTCTAAAGGTGTCAATTTCTCTCTACTATCAAATTCAGCTTTAAAAACATCTAATAAACAAGGCCATTGCTCAATTAAATCCCTTAAATCCCTTTTATCAATCCAATAATCAAAATCATCCCAATCATTATATATCATAGCAGTCCAATCTATTTCAACAGTCTTCTCTAATCCATAAGTCAATTCATGGGGTATTATTCCCATATCAAGCTCCTTTAACACTCTATCTTGTTTTTTAGAAGTCATATATTAATTGTTAAGATTATTTTTTTAAAAATTTATTTTATCTTTCTAAAATAAGTCTTATAATCTTCAATTTGTTCTAATTCATCAATAGCTTTCATTTTTTGAATATTAATTGCCTTCTTTATTGTTGATTGAGTTGCATCCTTTGGTACTTTAACTCTTGGAATTCCTAATCTATCTTTAAAATTATTATTTAAATATTCTAAAAATGCCAAATCATCTTGTTTTGATGAATTTGGTTTAATATCTTCAAGTCCTAGATAATATAAAGCTTTATTGCTTTTACTAGCATTTTTAATTGGTCTTAAAAAATTCAATTCTTGTCTAGCTTCTGCTCTTGCTTCTACTTTAGGCTCTTCCTTTTTAACTTCGGCTTCAACTGTTACACCTTCGGGGGTTTCTTCAATAGTTTCAAATTGTGGCTCTGCTTGCATTATAAATCCTGATGGTTCTTCATCTTCCATAATTTCTGGGGCTTGTGTGCTAACATCAACCATTCTCACGCTTTCAGGTAAATTTTGACTTCCTTCATTAGTAAAATCTTGTTCATTTTCTTCTATTTGTCCATTTTCAATTTGTTTTGGTTCTTCATCATCTTCAAAGAATATTCCTAAATTTTCATTTGGTGTTATTCCTCTAAATCTATCAATTGGAGCTAATCCTCTATTGTTAGCCATCCATGAAGCAAATTGTCTCTGTTGTTCATCTCTTTGTTTATCAACACTATCTTTTAAAACTGCTAATTGTCCCCCTACTTCTCTTTTAATATCTTCTATTCTTTGATTATTAAATCCTCCATCACGGGGGGTTATATTTGATAATAACATATTACCGGTCGTGAGAATTCTATTCACCGCACTTTCAGCCGTGGAAGTTATATCATCTTTTTGTTCTTCTTCTGTTGTAGTTTCACCACCTACCCCGCCAGCTCCTGATTGTGTTCCTGCTTTTGGTTTTCTTGGTTGTCTTTTTTTATATGTTTTAAAAATCCCTAATTTAGCTAATTGCTCAATAACCTTATAAGTATTATCACCATTAGCCTTAAGACTGTTTGTTATACTAACCTTATTTTTATTATTAATAAGTGACATTATAATATTACATAATAAAAAAATATTATAAAAAATATTCTATTATATTATAAATGAGCCTTAACAATATTGAAAATATAGGATTTAACGCCTTAACAAATTTATTCACTATCAATGCTGATGAGGTAAATACTGATATATTGACCAAAATTGACCCTGATATTTCAGACCAAGCATTCGACACATTAGAAGGAATTCACACATATGAAACTATTCAGCAACAATTTGATAATATTGAAGGTCAAATTGGAGCTATTGGCACATCATATTGGTTTTCTTGTTTTGATACAACAACACAAACAAATCCAGTTGGTAACACACCAAGAGCCATGATTTTTAATAATTCAACGGGTAATGGTATTGTTACAACTTCAACCCCTGGAGCTATTAAGGTCTTAAATACAAATGTTTATAATATTCAATTTAGTGTCGAAGTTAAATCATCAACATCATCAAAATCAGAGCTTACAATTTGGCTAAGAAAAAATGGAACAGATGTTCCTTCAACAGCTTCAGAATATGATATAAAAGGAAATGATTTTTACACTATAGGATGGAATTTTGTTGAACAATTAAATGCTAATGATTATATTCAGTTAATGTGGGCATCATCAGATACTACAATAACATTATATTATCAACCAGTACAAACAACGCCATATAATCATCCTGCTATTCCAAGTGTTATTATAACAGTAACAAATGTCACTGGTGAAGGTGCTCAAGGTCCTCAAGGTATTCCCGGTCCTCAAGGAGAACAAGGAGACAGAGGGCCAAAAGGTGATAGAGGTCCCAAGGGAGAAAAAGGAGACCCAGGAGATGGCTCTGTTGATGAAACAGCTCGAGCATTAGCAGGGACAGCCTTAGCATTAGCAACAGCTGCAGAAGCAACAGCAATTTCGGCACAAATAACAGCAACAGGAGCAGTAACAGCAAATGGAATTCAAGATGCTTCTATTTTAGCGTTACAGGTTAAAACTCAAAATATTCAATATTTAGTTGGTAATGGTGGAACAGAAATAAATAATAATGTTTATATTCCTAGAGGTTTAACAACTTTTGACCCTCCAGCTGTAAGATTAGATAATAATTCAGCATCATTTTTTAATTATGGTATAACATGCAGTGATTTAATATCAACAACTGACAGATTTCAAAGTACAAGTGGAACATCAATATTTAATCAAGTAGGAATAAATAGAACAAATAGAAATCAAAAGAAAATCATTTTATATGATAATGAAACAGATGATGATTATGAATATTTAGGAATTTTTACAAGTTCAAGTGGAACATCAAATTATTTTAATTGTGAAATAGATGGATTAAATGATGAAGTAGGTTCAGCCTTTAGATGGAATATTGGGAATAGTTTTGGAAATGGTAGAATATTATTAAAAGAATTGAATTTAAAAAATGATATTTCATACACTGATAATGCTATTTTTTTAAAGAAAAATGGATTTGCTCAAAACATTGTTATGACTCGTGATATACCAAATAAAACTGTAAAAATAAATATGTTAGGTAACCCTGCAGGACTTAATGATTTTGATGGTCAAATTATACAAGAAGATGGAAATGGTGTCACTGATAATACTGGAACAATGACAATACAAAGTGGAGGATTAATTTTAAACGCTTTAAATGCTGGCATTCAAACATCTTCAACAACATCAACAACAATAAATTCATCGGCATCGATAACATTAACAAGTAATGAAGAAACAGTTATAAATTGTTCTTTACTTGATATAAATGCAACATTAGCAACAATTGACAGTGTTGGACAATTTGATTTAAATGTTAGTGATAATTTAAATATATCAACAACATCAGTTGGTTTTGAATTAAATATTTCATCAGCTCAAGATTTAAATTTATCATCTGAAGGAACATTAAGATTAACGAATACTTTAGGTCAAATTATATTGGATAATTCTTCGGCTACATATGGGGGAACAATACAATTAAATGCTGGTGAGCGTTTAGATTGTGATGCTATGGGTGATATTGAATTAACAAGTCAAGCCGATATAATAGGAGTAGCAACAGATATTGATTTTTCAACAACAACTGGATTAATAAATGTGAGAGCTGAAACAGATGTTAATATTAGTGCAACAACCGGCACAATATTATTTGTTGGAAATACTGGTGCAACAATAGAAGCAGATAATGGAATAACAGCAGTAAGAAATACAAATGGAGATATTGATATATTATCATATGGAAATACTGAAATGACAAATGGTTCATTTACATTGTCATCAGGTTCAACAGTTGATTTTGAAGCAACGTCAAATATTTTAATAGCATCTAACTCAGGAATTGTTAGTGTAAATGCTGAAACTGGAATTGGATTAACAGCAGCAACTGGTTCAGCAACTATAACAGCCACAACGGGAAATGCCAATTTATATGCCAATGCTGGTTCAATTGCTATTCAAGGATATACAGATGTAAATATTGGTTCTAACACTGGAAATGTAAGTGTTGATTGTGCGGGCTTTGATGTTTCATTATCAAGTGGTAATATTTTATTACAAACTCCAAGTGGTGGAATAACACTTTCAACAACAAATGGAACAGGTAATATTGAATTACAATCAAATAATGGAGATGCAAATATAACAGCAACAGATATTGATATTGAAGCAACAACGGGAAATTTAAGAGTTTATACGGGAACGGGCTCAATAAATGTTCATAGTAAGACGAATTTAGATGTTCATAGTGACACAGGAGATGTTAATATATATGCAACAGATGTTGATATAAATGCTAATACTGGCACATTAATAATGAAAGGAAAAACTGGTTCAAATTATGAAACAGTAGATGGGGATTTAAATATTACTGCTAAAGGTTTAACTAATTCATTAACATTAACATCAGAAGGTGATGGATTTTTAACAACACAAAATGGAAATTTGAATTTAAATTCAAGTAATTCAGCTTTTAATGTAGCAGTAAAGGTTAATAATTCAACCAAATTAAATGTAAGTAATACAACAACAACACATTCACAAAATGTTCAAATGAATAATAATTTAACAATGGCATCAACATCACAATTTAATTTTATACCAGCAGGAACAATAAATATGTCTGTTGTTTCAACTGTACCAACTGGTTATTTATTATGTAATGGTCAGGCTGTAAGTCGTTCAACATATTCTGTTTTATTTTCAGCAATTGGAACAACATTTGGTGCTGGTGATGGTTTAATAACTTTTAATGTTCCAAACTTTCAAGGTGCATTTTTAAGAGGTTCTGGGTCTCAAACTGTTGGAGGTGTTACATATTCATCAAATGGAATTGGAACAGCTCAACAAGACCAAGTTTTACAAACAACTGTTTATGCTACAAATGAAGGATTTAGAGATTGCGCTTCAGGTACTCGTGAATGTGTCGCTAGAAATAGAATAACAAGTGACCCTGTTGATACAAATACAGGTATATTGCCACAGTTCCAAAGACAGGGAACAGAAAACAGACCATTTAATTATGCGGTTTATTATTATATAAAATTCTAAATATAATATATAATATGAGAGAACAGACAATTATAGAAATTGCTGAAGATGCCATCATTGCCGATTTATGCGTAAAATATTATTATGAGACCGACCCAATAAAGAAACAACAATTATTTAATGAAATTCAGGAATGGTATAAAAAAATAAATAAAAAATAAATCTAAATATAAAGATATGTATCAAATCACAGATTATAGCTTTAACCAGGCTAAACGTCTAGGTGTTCAAATTAGACCATCAACAAACAAAGAGAAGAAAATAGATGTTTTTAAAAATAATAAAAAGATTGCTTCAATAGGTGCATCAGGTATGGGAGATTATCCAACTTACATTAAGACCAAAGGTAAAGAGTACGCTGATAAGAGAAGACAATTATTTAATGCTCGATTTGAAAAGTCTTCAAAGATTAAGGATAGTCCCGCATATTTTGCAAAAGAAATTTTATGGTGAAATAAAATCTAATTATAACAATATGAAAGCTCGGACAGTAAAAGAACTTATAAAAGCATCTTATGATGATACACCTCCTGAGAAAATAAAAAATGGTTGGAGACTTGACAAAGAACTAACAACTCCAACAGTCAAAACATATTATAATAAAAACACAAATGAAGCGTCAGTCATTCATAGAGGAACACAAGGTGCGAGTGATTGGCTCAATAATTTAAAATATGTTACTGGTAATATTAAAAGTACTGATAGATATAAACAGGCTGAAGCTGTACAAAATAAGGCTGAAGAAAAATATGGAAAACAAAACATTTCGACAATTGGTCACAGTCAAGGTTCAATATATGCTCGCGAGTTTGGCGGTGATACTAAACAGATTATAAATGTTAATCCAGCATATAAATTTGAAAGACCATTAAAGAATGAATATAATGTTAGGTCATCGACTGATGTTGTTTCTGGATTGTATAAACCAGTAGCAGGAATTAGAAGTGTTTTATATCCTAATTATTCAAAGGCTCATGATATAACAATCAAATCAGAAAGTCCATATAAAGTTCTACAAGAACATTCTTATAATATTCTTGATAGAATGGGCAAAGTAGAAGTAGGAGTTGGAGCAAATAAGAATAATGATGGAATAAGAGACAGTGAAATAAAAGATGATTTTAGAAAATAAAAATCTCACACTAATGCATAATGGGCTTCTCTTTTATCAACCCGCGCAATCAATTATGGAAAGATGCTAAGATTTCTAAAACTCATCAAAAGATTTTGGACAAAATAACATCTTTGCCATCTGAGGTTCGACAAGATAAAAACAATATGGAATTATTAACAATGGTTTGTTGTATGGTGGAACATTCAATCGACAATAAGGAAAAGAAAGATAAATTGAAGATTGATAAAAAAGATTTAGTATTAAAGATTTACAATTCATTATATGGAAATCTTACACCTCAAGATTTGGATACCATCAATAAGAACATTGAATATTTACATGATAATAATCAAATCATCAAGTATCATTTTATAACTGTTCTTACTGCTGGATGTATTGAGTGGTTTAAAAAAAAGGTCTTGCATTAAGGGAGTGGATATTTAACAAAATACAAAGTGATGTTATCAATAGTTTATTGAAGACTTGTCGAGTTTCTAATCAAATAGTATTGGCAGTCAATACAATAAACTCTTTGGATAAAATCGGAATTCTACAATATATCTTTGGTATGACTGGACAATATAAAATGGCAATATATATAATTTACTTTTTATTTTTTGCATAAATCTTTTAAAACATCTTTTATAAATTCGAATTTAAATAATTAATTAACTTCAAATATTTCAAATACTTAACATATATTTATAAATAATTAAGACATAATTTAAATAATAACCTTTAAAAGGGTTCAAATAATGATATAATTAAGCTTAAATCTTTCAAATGCTTTATTAAAACGTTTTAACTAATCATTTAAGCATTTTTAGCTTAAGTTAATCATTATTTGAGCCACTTTTAAAGGTTTTTTGTTGAAATTTTTGTTTAAATTGTTTAAAATATAATAAAGTATTTGAAATATTTCAACTTAATTATTTAAATTTGATTTCGCCATTTAAAAATATTGTTATAAAATATAATGATTGGTTTTTTTGTTGGAATGATTTATGGATTGTTTCAATCAATTTATAATATTAAGAAAATTGATGAGAATTTTAAAAAGAAAAGATTAGAATTAGAATATGAATATAAAATGAGAAATGGAAAAGATTGATTAAAGATTGAAAACTTCTTTTAAAGTTTTGAAAAAAGAAAGTTCTTTTTCTTTTTCATTTTGAGATATCAATTTGCCATTCATTGAGAATTTCATTGTATCAAGATTTTCAATAAAATAATTCAAATCGGCTTTTTGTTTTTCATCAACTAAATCAAACATTTTTGCATAAATTTCTTTTTCATTAAATTGAATTGTGATATTGAAATATTCATTTCTTCTGCACATATGTTTGATGCTGTAATTATTAATGTTGATTAAGCATGTTCTTTCATCAATGACTTTTACAAAAGTAAAATCATTATTTACGAGTTCGAGGGCTTCAGTTAGTAAATCGACTTTTTCCATCTTATGTTTTATATTTAGATTTTTTTCTTAAGAGAAAATATTTCAACTAATTAAATTATTTTGTTAAATTTTTTATCTCATATAAAGTTATAAATGAATTTCAAAAAGGAAATCAAAGAAAAGCGTCCCAACTTATCGGAAAACTCTGTCACTACTTATAACAATCTTCTTCGCTCTATTTATAAAAATGTTTGGGGTAAGACTGATGAACCAGATATTAAGAATTTTGAAAAACACAAAGTCGTTTTTGAATATCTTAATACAAAGCCCACTGCCTCTGCTAAAACATATCTTAGTGCTCTTGTTGTAATTGCTGGGGATGATGTCCCTGATTATAGAAAGAAAATGAATGAGCTTATTAAAATTCATGAGGAAGATGTGGATAAATTGGAAATGTCAGAGAAACAGATGAAAAGTCAAATTTCAAGTAATGAGATTGAAGGTATTTATAATAAAATTAAAGAGAGAGCAGAATTTTTATATAAGAATAAGACACATTTTAATATGATGGATTTACAAGAAATACAAGATTATATTATTCTTTCATTGATGGCCGGCATTCATATCCCACCTCGTAGAGCTATTGATTGGACAGAGATGAAACATCCAGGTGCTAATGTTGATAAAAATATTGATAATTACATGGATAAAAACAAATTTGTTTTTCATAAGTTCAAGACTGCGAAATTTCATGAAGGAGGTCAGACATTGGATATTCCTCAGGCTTTAAAGTTGATTATTAAAAAATGGATTTCAATCATACCTGATGAAATTGATTATCTTTTATTTAATGGTAAGGGTGAAAAGCTAAGTGCTATTACATTAAATCAAAGAATGAAAAAGATTTTTGGGGGTCGTAATATTGCTATTAATCAAATGAGACATACATATTTAACGGAGAAGTACCAGGATTTAATTAGAAAAGAGCAAGAGCTCAAGGCTGAGATGGAAAAGATGGGTTCATCTGATAGACAAAAGAATGTTTATATTAAACTTTATGATAAGGGGGAGAGTAAGATTTCACCGGCTTCGTCCCGTACTATTTAAAATATGAATTTTCAATAAATTCAAAATAATACATTAAATCATTCATAACAATCTTATAATATGTTTTAATCTCGTCGTTCATTTTTTACACTAAATTTATAATTTATACCATATTATACATTTTTATATTGAGCAAAAATAAAAAATCAGTTTTTTTTTAATTAGACTAAATTCTTTAAAAAATCTTTAAATATTTTTTAGAATAAATAAAAATCTCTTTTGATTATTTATCAATAATTTTATAAAAAGTTTTTATAAAATTCTACAATGCGTGAGCGTTTTAATATGTATATTATAAATTAATGTCTAAGTCATTTTTTGAAAATTGCTTTTTTCAATTTTTTGTTT